ATTTCATTTTTATAAACGGTGATGCCATCAGGTGTTGCTCCGAGATAATTAATTTTCTCATTTGTGATATAACCAATTTCTTGGATATGAATGTTCAATTTTTTCTCTAATTGTGAAACTGCGACTGGCTCGAACTTTCTTCCGTGTTGTAAATACTTATTGTCTTCTAATATAAAATTATTTCTCTTATCTTCAAGTAAGTCATTGGAAGTTTTAAACGAATTGGCACCAATAAGGACACCCATATCTGTTCCTGATAGATTTTTGGATCTTACTTGGAACCATTCATCGGTTTGTGCGGTAATACTTCTGGCGATCATTTTATTGATTTTAGATTGCATATTTGTTAGTAATTTTAGAGATTTATTAATTGAATTCATATAAATATTTTTTATATTTAATTATTTCTTATTTAATTCAATCAATTTTATTTTTAAAAGTATAGTTTAACTACGAAATGGAGATTTTTAATACAAAAAATTATATAACTATTATCATTATTGGAAAAAAATATGTATAGAAGGGTTAATTCATTTTTCCACGAATTGCCTTTTGTGGGAAATAATTTATCAATTTGAAATTATCATACTTGAAATCTTCAATTGTCTTTATGTCACCAACTATTTTTAGTCTTGGCTGAACTGATGGATGTCTTTTTATTTGTTCTTGGCATTGTTCTATATGATTAAGGTATATGTGCGTATCTGCTATAAAATGCGTAAACTCTCTTGGTTTATATCCACAAATATGTCCTAATATGTGAGTGAGAATAATAGCAGAAATTGCATTGTAATTATTAGCCAAAAAGTAATCACTTGACCGTTGATATAAACAACACGATATTTCATTAGTATTTGTATTTACATAAAATTGGTATACCAAATGACAAGGTGGAAGTGCTGCATCTTTTAACTGTAATGGATTCCAATAAGAAAACAATATTCTTCTACTATGTGGTTCATTCTTCAACAAGTCAATTACATATTTCAATTGGTCTATGCCCTTGTCCGTATAATCATCGTTGCACGTTTTATATTCTGCTCCAAAATGTCTCAATTGATGCCCATATCCAGCACCAATATCCCCAACTGGCAATTCTGTTAGTCCTCTATTATCCAAAAACTCTCTTGTTGTATTTCCATCCCATATACGAATTTTCTTTTCCTTCAATAAATTTGAATCTGTTTTCCCATCAAGAAACCACAACAACTCTTCTACAATAAATCTAAACGGAACATTTTTCGTAGTGAGAAGTGGTAATTTACCATCACGAATATCATACTTTAATGATTCCGCAAAAAGAGATACTGTTCCAATTGTAGTTCTATCATTTTTCCGTTCTCCTTCATTTAATATTTTTTTCATTAATGCGAGATAATTTTCTTCCTCTACATTTATGATATTGTATTTATTGAATGTCAATGTTGTATCTCTGATTTTTTTATGGAGTTGTGTTTCTAATTTAAAATTGGCTGGGATGGACCGAAAAAATACATCACATTCGTGTGTATCGTGTATGAATGTCTCATATATTGTAGTAATTAAGTTTTTTGATAAAAACTCATCATATACACTTGCCCCACCAATAACAAAACACTTATCGATTTTATTTTTATTTTTATTAACATAATCTAAAATTTGGGTAATATTTTGGAAAACCACTATGGGGTCGATTGACTGTTTCATTGTTGATGACAAAATCAAATTGAGCCTATTTTTCAATGGACGATTACTTTTTGGTATAGAAAAATAAGTCTTTCGTCCCATTATAACACAATTTGTCTTATGTGGGATTGACTCTGTTGTTATTTTACAGAAATGCTTCATATCATCCTTATATATCCACGGTAATTTTCCATTTTTGCCTATACCTCCATTCAAATCTCTTGCTACGATTACACTGAACATTTTACAATTATTTATAATATAGTTTCACATATTATATTTGAGTTATATTATCTGTTTAATATAATTAAATTGATAGGAAGTATTGAATTGTTAGATTTTTAGATTAACTTTATTATTAATTTATTATTACTGTTTATAAGATGTTTGTATTAAAGAGAAATGGAAAAGTAGAAAAAATATCATTGGATAAGATTACTTCAAGAATTAAAAAAATGAGTTGGGGAATAACAATGGATTATGACCCAGAAGATATAGCAATAGAAATTATTGATAAAATATACGATAATATCAAAACTACGGATATTGATATTTTATTAGCAGAAACTATTGCATATAAAAATGTTATACATCCAGATTATGAAACCATAGCATCGCGGATTGAAATATCAAATTTACACAGAGAAACAGAGAAACAATTTTCAAAAGTTGTCGAAAGTCTTTATACATATATCAATCCTAGAACAAATGATGCAGGCCCATTAATTTCTGAAAAGGTATATCAAGTTATACAAAAACATAAAGACGAAATTGATTCAACAATCATATATGCTCGTGATTATTCGTATGATTATTTTGGAATTAAGACACTAATGAAATCATATCTATTGAAAATAAATGGTAAAATTGCAGAACGACCACAACATATGTTAATGAGAGTATCAATTGGTATTCATGGAGATGATATTAAATCTGCTTTTGAAACGTATAATTCATTAAGTAAAAAATATTTTACGCACGCAACACCAACTCTCTTTAATGCTGGAACACCAAGACCACAATTATCGTCTTGTTTTTTATTTCAAATGAAAGAAGATTCTATTGAAGGTATTTTTGATACACTGAAACAAACATCGCATATATCAAAAAATGCCGGAGGTATTGGTATAGCAATTCATAAAATTAGAGCAAGTGGTTCATATATCAAAGGAACAAATGGGATTTCAAATGGGATTGTTCCAATGTTGAGAGTATTTAATAATACAGCAAGATATGTTGATCAAGGTGGCGGAAAAAGGAAAGGATCAATTGCTGTATATTTAGAACCGTGGCACGCAGACATCTTTGAATTCTTAGAGTTGAGAAAAAATCACGGAAATGAAGAAGATAGATGTAGGGATTTATTTATGGGACTATGGATCCCCGATTTATTTATGAAAAGGGTTGAATGCAATGAGAAATGGTCATTAATGTGTCCGGATGAATGTAAAGGATTGCAAGATTGTTACGGTGAAGATTTTGAAAAACTATATTTACAATATGAAGAAGAAAAAAAATATAGAAAACAAATCAATGCCAGAGATTTGTGGAATGCTGTTGTAAAATCTCAAATTGAAACCGGAACTCCATATATGTGCTATAAAGATGCTTGTAATTCCAAGTCAAATCAAAAAAACCTTGGAACTATACAATCTTCCAACTTATGTACTGAAATAATGGAATATACTGCACCAGACGAAGTTGCTGTATGTAATTTAGCAAGCATCAGTTTGCCAAAGTGTATCAAAGATGGCGTATTTAACTTTCTAAGACTTGGAAAAATAACTAAATTAATTGCTAAAAATCTCAACAAGATTATTGATATTAATTATTATCCAATAAAAGAAGCAGAAAACTCTAATCTACGTCATAGACCAATTGGCATTGGCGTTCAAGGATTAGCGGATGTTTTTATGCTTTTGAAATTACCATTTGAAAGCGAAGAGGCACAACAATTGAATAAAGATATTTTTGAGACAATATATTATCACTCATTAGAAACATCAATGAATATTGCAAAAGAAGAAGGTCCATATTCTACATTTGCTGGTTCTCCTGCTTCAAAAGGAATATTGCAATTTGATATGTGGAATGTCGTTCCTTCCGGCAGATATAAATGGGATTTGCTGAAAGAGAAGATAAAAGAACACGGATTACGAAATAGTTTGTTGGTTGCTCCAATGCCAACAGCTTCAACATCACAAATATTAGGGAATAATGAATGTTTCGAGCCATACACTTCAAATATTTATTTGAGAAGAACTTTGGCTGGGGAGTTTATTTGTATCAATAAACATTTGATAAAGGATTGTGTTAAACTTGGGATTTGGTCGCAATATTTGAA